GGTTAAACGCTATTATTTATTATTCTAGTTCAGGGCATGAATATACCCATATATTCCAAAAAAACCATACATGGTATATATACAAGAATACAACAGATAAAAAAGGTTGCATAGTTGATGGCTATGCTACACCCTTTAAGAGTAAGGACTGGTTTTCATTGGTTGGTAATGATGTCATTCTAGATGGTAACGAAGATAACCCATATGATGAATATAACCCGTTAAAAGGTGCATTAATGGTATCAAAGTTTATGGAACTAATGCAGGGTGAAGATATAACACAGTCAAACAAACAACAAAAGAGAATATTTGATACTGTGCAAGGTCTTAGCTTTCCAGATAATTGGGATAGTCTGCCAGAGGTTGAAAAAACTAAACGCCTAAACATGATTAAAGAAATAGGCGGTGAATTATGAATACTACTATTAATGAACAAATAGATTTTATTGCCGACAATTGGAAAACTAATACCAGTAATAAATTAAATATTATTGCGAGTATGTTTGAAAATGAAACAGGCGCTAATTTTAACGAGTGTCAAAGTGACTCGGCATTTAACAAAATTATTTTAAATAACTGTAATGAAGATATGCAAACTATCAATAAAAAATTAGTTGATTACGCACATCTAAATTTAATATAAAGGGGGATATTATGAATACTTATAAAGTAATAGTTAAAGGCATGAATAATAAAGACCTTTTTAATGATGAATATAAAACCTATAAACAGGCTCAAAAATCTAGATACGAACTTTATAAAAAAGGTTATCAAAGTATCTTAAAATTTTGTACTAAAGGCTTTCCTAAAGATGGGGATTATTACGAATAATTTATGATCGTAGCAATACTTAAAAATGCCCCCTTAATTGGGGGTTTTTTTACGCCTGTAATACTTCGCTTCAACCCTAAATAATAACGCCCTTAATCCCCCTTAAATACCCTGTAATCTAACACCCTTGAAAGGTTAACTAATAGCAATGGTTAGAGGCTCGCCTAAATCCCGTTTAATAGATAAGTAATAAAGAAGTAATAGAATGTATAGAGTAGTTAATAGATGTCAGTAATACGGGTGTGTGTTGCTCGTTTAATAGTGTTGTTTGAATCAATAGATAATGGTTAGAATTGTATATCCTTCTTATATATACTCTCACTTCTAAAGGTTTGATTGATTAATATAATACTTCTTAGTTAATACCCTTTGATATGCTCTCTAACCCCTACTGGTAAAGGCTTTAGTGCTGAAATACTGACCGTATATAGCTAGGGGGAGGCTCATTACTGCTCCCGTAAACAATGTGGACACCACCCCTCATACAAGAAACAGACTTTCAATAATACCCCCTTTAAACAACGATCAAACCCCTTTAAATCTAAAAGAAACACCCCTTAGTGTGTCTATATGTAATACTTAGTAGTTAAATAGGTAAAAGTCTAAAAATAAAAAAAGCTGATATGAAAGGGATAAGTGACAACTGCTCACGGGGAATATACAAAGTATCTATATGTATTACCGATTTCGTAATAAAAACTAAAAACTGGTATAATGTAGGGCATGTCAGAAGAAAAGAAAAAGAAAGGTAATCCAGCTTTATTTAAAGGCATGAAACCTTTGAATCCAGCAGGGAGACCTAAAGGCTCAGAGAATAAATACACTGCCCTTGCTAGAGCGTTAATGAGTGAGAACGCAGAAGAGATTGTTAGAGTTGTGCTTGAGAAAGCAAAAGATGGAGATGTGCATTGCATAAAGATGTGTCTTGATCGCATACTTCCTGTCCACAAAGCAATTGACCCTAACAGTGCAAAAAGCGATGGTCAAGTAATTATTAATGTCGCTTCTCTTGAGTCAATACAAAAAAAAGCTAGTACCTTTGATGAGGCTGAACTTATTGAGCCTGAAGAAAAAAGTGACGATGAAGTAATTGTTAATATAGATACTTCCCCTATGACTGATAAATTTAATAAATAGATGAATTGTTGGCATTGTTCAAGCGAGTTAATTTGGGGTGGCGATCACAGCCTAGAAGAAGATGAATGTGAGGAGTACGATATGGTAACTAATTTATCTTGTCCTAATTGTGAGGCTTTTGTAGAAGTTTATATGCCAAGAATAAAAGATGCCTGAGTTAAACCTAGACCTGCACCCTGCTCAACTGGAAATATTCCATTCGGACAAACGCTTTAAGATAGTAGCTGCTGGTCGTAGATTTGGAAAGTCCTACCTCTCTGCTTGGTTATTACTTATTAAAGCTATTCAGTCTGAAAGTAAAGATGTGTTTTACATAGCGCCAACCTTTCAGCAAGCTAAAGACATAATGTGGCACATGCTAAAGGAACTAGGTCGAGATTTAATTGCCCAGGCGCATGAGAATACTGCGGTGCTTACTTTAGTTAATGGCAGGAAAATATACCTCAAGGGCAGTGACCGACCAGAAACACTAAGAGGCGTTGGCTTGGCATATGTCGTGCTTGATGAATATGCTTCTATGAAGCCTGTAGTGTGGGAACAGATAATAAGACCTACTCTTGCAGATGTTAAAGGTGAGGCTTTCTTTATTGGTACGCCAGCAGGAAAAAATCATTTCTTTGATTTATATAAAGATGCTTTAGAAGATGATGACTGGGAAGCCTTTCAGTTTAACTCAACGGATAATCCGTATTTACCGCCAGAAGAGATTGAGGCATCTAGGAAAACAATGTCCTCTATGTCTTTTAGGCAAGAGTTTGAGGCTTCTTTTGAAACAGGATCAGGTGGTATATTTAAAGAGGAATGGTTTAAAGTTGATGACGAGCCAGAAGAAGGTAACTTTGTTATTGCTGTTGACCCAGCAGGTTATGAAGAAGTAGAGAAAGAAAGGAATCTTAAAAGGTCTAGACTAGATGAAACTGCTATTGCTATTGTCAAGATTGATCGTGATAAGTGGTGGGTTAAAGACATCTTACATGGCAGATGGAACATTAAAGATACTGCTAAGAAGATATTAAAGTCAGCTATTTTAGTAGAAGCAACTACAGTAGGCATAGAAACAGGTGCTTTAAGAAACGCTATCTTGCCTTACCTTGAAGATGAAATGAGAACGGAAGGTCAATGGGTCAGTATTGCAGAACTTAGACATGGTGGTAAAAGAAAGAACGACAGAATTACTTGGGCTTTGCAAGGAAGAATGGAACATGGTCAGATTACTTTTAACCCAGACAAAGATTGGAAAGCGTTTAGTAATCAAATGATGGATTTTCCTAACAGACTTGCACATGACGATTTACTAGATGCCCTAGCGTACATAGACCAAGTATCGGTTGCTGATTTTGCACACACAGTTGAGTTAGAAGAAGATTGGAGTCCAATGGATGCGATATCAGGATATTAATATGGAAGATGAAATAGATTTTGAACAAATGAGTGAAGAAGAGATTAATGAAATACTTGTTTACTCTGAAACACAAGAAAACTTACAAGAGCGATACGAATGTGCCTGTCAAATACTTGCCAATATGATAGAAGATATGGAATTTGGCGCTTACTCTAATTCTGAGATGGTTGACATGACAATTTGTAAGATGTTTATTGATGGTTTTATTAATGTAGAAAAAAAACCTCGTCAATATCATTAATCGTAGAATAATATTCTACAAATGCTCTAGTAACCCTAATAGAAACCCCTTTTTATGGTATAATATAGCAAAACTTTTCTAAAGGATATTATTGATGAACCCTTATGGATAATAAAGAACATAAATACCAGGCTTTAGCTAGTTGGCTCAATTATCGACTAGACGGATGGCGCACTCACAGAGATATAAACTACACGCCTCAATGGGATGAATATTATCGCCTGTGGAGAGGCATATGGGCAGCCGAAGATAAAACTAGGCAGTCAGAAAAATCAAGAATTATAGCACCTGCTCTACAACAAGCTGTTGAGTCAAGTGTGTCAGAACTTGAAGAAGCAACTTTTGGTCGTGGTAAGTGGTTTGACATAAAAGATGATATGTTAGATGAAGATCCGTCAGAAGCAGAGTATATACGCAACTTGTTACAGGAAGATTTGGAAAAGACTGGCTGTAAAGACGCTATCTGTGAAATCTTTCTTAATGGGGCAGTCTATGGAACAGGGATAGGTAAAATAGTTGTCGATCAAACGATTGAACGCTCCCCCTCTGAAGTACCAGTCGCAGGTACTCTTACCACCACTCGTCAGTTAGTGGAAATCCCGTCTATAGATGTTCGCATTGAACCAATTAGTCCTAAAGAATTTCTTATTGACCCTTCTGCTAACAATATTAATGATGCATTAGGCGTTGCCCATGAAGTTATTAAACCTAGATACCATGTTATTGAAGGTATGCGCTCTGGTATATACAGAGATGTACCTATTGATGGTGATTATCAATCAGCTCGCTTTTCTTACGATCCAGAAATTAAAAGTAATGATGAATCAGACTCAGTAAAAATTACAGAGTATTGGGGTAAAGTTCCAAAGCGCTTTTTAAAGGCTAAAGCGGATAAAGATGACTTTGAATACAATAAGTCTGATGAATTAGTAGAAGCTGTTGTTACTATAGTAAATGATGAGTACATCTTGCGTGTAGAAGAGAACGCTTTTATGATGGTAGACCGCCCTTTTATTTCTTATCAACATGACTGCGTACCAAACAAGTTTTGGGGTAGAGGCGTTTGTGAAAAAGGCTACAACCCACAAAAAGCATTAGATGCAGAACTAAGAGCAAGAATTGATTCTTTAGCTTTAACTACAACGCCAATGATGGCTGCCGATGCAACTCGCATACCACGAGGACACAAATTTGAAGTTAGACCTGGCAAAACAATATTAACTAATGGCTCTCCTAGAGAAGCTATTATGCCTTTAGACATGGGGCAAACTGACCAAACAACATTTATGCAGGTAACAGCGCTGCAAAACATGATACAAATGGGTACTGGTTCGGCTGATACTGGAAGTGCAGGCAATGATACTGCTAGTGGTATGTCTATGATGCAGTCTGCTTCTATTAAAAGGCAGAAACGCACTTTAATGAATTTCCAAAATACATTTCTTATCCCTATGATTAATAAATCAATGTGGAGAAAGATACAGTTTGATGTAGATCGCTATCCTGTTACTGATTATAAGTTTATACCTTACTCTACAACAGGCATTATGGCTAAAGAGCTAGAGATGCAGCAGATGGTCCAGATGCTTCAATCTATTCCTCAAGACTCTCCTGCATTTAATGTAATCCTTTTAGCAACATTTCAAAACTCTTCTTTGCACAATAGAGATCAAATTGTTAATGCGCTTATGCAAGGTAATGAACCAAATCCAGAGCAGCAACAAATGCAAGAAGCACACATGCAATTAGAAATGCAACAACTTCAAGCAGATGTACAAAAAACATTAGCTGAAGCAGAAGAAGAAAAAGCTAAAGCT